TGTAGTAATTTTAAAGTGCCATCACTTTGTAATAACATTTGCATTCTATTATTGCTATCTGTAAATACTGAAAAAAAATAATGTCCATCACCACTACTTAAATTTGCTATTTTAAACCAAAAAGAAAGAGTACCTTTATCGTCATGTGTTGGACTAGCACTTTGGTCTTTTACTAAACTTGGACTATCTCCTCTATTAAACCTACAAGAGTTGGCTACTTCGTAAGCACCACCTAAAGCTGAAGCTACGTTACCTGATAAAATTAAAGGCATTAACTCTCCAATGTTGGTAGTTCGCCTAATGGTCTAGTAACTGAACCATCCTCTTGCTCTGTATAAGTATATAAAGTTTCAAGAGCTGGAGTATCAGCAGCGTTTGTAATTGCTGTTTCTTGTTCAGCAGCTTTAGTTCTAACTGCTGCTCTATGAGTTGTGATTGCACTTGGTACTGCCGTTCCAGCATCTGCTTTTCTAGTTATGTACCAATCTGTATCTTGTAATATTCCAGCAGCTTGTGCTTTTACATTTCTAATTAAAACTGTTTTTAATCCTTCAACAGCAACATCTCCTACATCTTTACCATCTGGTATTTTACCATCTGTTTTATCTTGTGATGTCCATAAAGTATCTGCGTGTGCTTTAGCTGTAGCTGTTCCATAACTTGCCGTAATTTTTCCACCAGCAAAAGCAAATGATTGATTAGTATTGATATACCATTGCTCATCCTTTTTATTTGTATTATCAAATTCTACTTCATAAATACCTTTAGCTTCTAGTTCAGACTTGCTCCATAATTCAAATATTTTTCTTGAATAACGAACATTGTCAATAACCATACCTTTTGGATTGTTTATTAATTTTGTAATTGATCCTGATTCTACTAATCCCCACATATTATCTCCTATTAACTTTCACTTAAATTCATTGTTCTACCAACTTCTTGCCAAACAGCTCCGTTGTATCTAAAGATGTGAATATCGGTTTTTGCATCTGTGGCTGTTTCAGTTGGTTCTGTACTTGCTGCAAATTCAAAAACGGTGTTCCAACCGATTGTATGACTTCCATTGTAATTAATTTCTAAACAGATAAATGCTCCTTCAACTGCATTACTTGGTGCAGAGAAAGTAGTATTTTCTGTTGTGATATGATAAGCATTTGGTTTAGCAGAAGCATCCCAAGCGACAGCATTTGATGATGAAGTAATTGCTTGTTGAGTTACATTAGCTGCATTAAAAGTAAGTACACCAGCACTACTGCCTTCAATCCAAGTTGTAGTTGTTGAACCATCATTACCAGCAATTTTTAATTGTCTTGATCCAGTAGCTGATCCAGCATCAACACTTCCAATAGTTACATTTCCAGAACCAGTTGTAATATTATCGCCACTGTCTACTCCCATAAAAATATTATATGTTCCAGTAGAAATACCCTCGCCAGCTTCTTTTCCAATAGCTGTATTATTAGCTCCAGATTGATTAGTTACTCCTTTTAAAGCGGCTGATCCAACTGCTGTATTAAAATGTCCAGTTAATCCATAAAGAGCATTATTTCCAATTGCCACAGTTTGTTTTACATTTCCTTGATGTATAACATTATCGCCAATTCCTACATTTAGACTTTGAGTGCTAACACCATGTCCAGAATTTCTACCTATATAAATACCATAACCACCAGTACTTACATTTTCTGCCGCATTATGACCCATACCAACATTGTAATCGCCTGATGTTATAGATTCTAATACATCAGTTCCAACACCAACATTACCAATAGCATCATTTAAAGTTCCGGTTGTTGTAGTTCCTAATAATAAACCATCAGTAAAATCAGTTCCTCCTTCTTTAAATGTTACTGTTGTTCCATCAACTCCAGAATAACCAAAGTGAACTCCAACTCCATCTGTATTTGAAAATGAACCATTTGATACAACATGAGTTACTGGAACTTTAGTATAACCACTTGCATCTGTTACAGCGCCACTAACTTTAAAAATTGCATAAGTTGATGCAGTTCCTTCTTTAGTTATAGTTACAATTCCTCTTGCTGTTGAGTTAGATACATCATCCCAAGATTGAACATAACCAGATATGTCAGCCGAAGCATCGTCTACATCATCTACATATAAGATTGAAACTGAACCAACAGTACCATGATTAAAAGCAATTTTTCCCGCACCTGGATCAGCATCAGAAGTTGATGAACTCCAAGTCATTGAAAGTTGAGAGTTAGTTCCACTTGCTCCCGTACTTCCCGTTGACCCCGTGCTTCCAGTAGAACCAGTTGAACCAGTATCGCCTTTTAAACCAGTTCTTGTGTAGTGTACTGATAATTCATCGGCTGCTGAAAAAGTATTATTAGATGCAAGATGAGCAACTGTAATTTTGTTATAGCCGCTTTCATCAGAGACAGCAGCGGTAATTTTAAATCTTGCATAAGTTGAGCTATCATTAATATCTACTATGTGTAAAAATCCTTTAATTGTAGAAGTTGATCCACCCCAACTTTGAACATCTGTAGCTGTACTAGCACCATTAGCATCAGCATCATCAATATAAATTTCTGTAGCAGATGCGTAAGTTCCATTGTTAAAAGCGATCTCTCCAGCTCCAGGATCGGCATCGCTAGTTCCAGTATCAAATTTATAATAATAACCAGGTATAGCTCCATCTTCTCCACTAGGCACAAAAGATAAAAATACCTTATCATTATTTGCTATACTTCCAGAGCCATCAATATAAGTTAAAGCTAATTTAGTATAACCAGATGCGTCAGTAACAGCTCCTGAAATTTTCCAGACGTGCCATACATCTAATGTATTAGATTTTGTAACTCTTATTCTTCCTCTGTTAGTCGCATTGCCAGTTACGTCATCAAAAGATTGCACCCAAGCAGAAACATCAGTTCCATTAGCTTCGTTGTCATCCACATAAGCAATGGTTGCAGATGAAAGAGTTGCGTTATTAAATCTTATAAATCCACTTCCTGGATCTGCATCACTTGTAGTTGTTGAATAAGTAAATTGTGCGTTATCTCCACCCGCTGGTAAGAAATCTGAAACTGTTGTTAAATTACCATCGCTGTCAAATCCTAAAGTTTTACTAGCTCTGTCTGTTGCAGATGTAGTAAATTCAGCTGAAGTAATAGTATTTGTTCTTGAAACTTTAAATGATCTATCTAATTCTTCTTGCAGCTCTTGTGTCTGCATATTAAGTTTATCAAGAGCATCTTCATGCGTTTCAGCTGGGAATGGATCGTTTGCTACATAATCTGTTTCTTGTGTTAAAGCTGTGTTTCTTAAAAGAACTAAAGTAGTTCCACTTGCTGGAGCCGTAACCATAGTTACAGTTCCACCACTAGCTCCGTTATCAGAAATACCATAATTAGTAGAACCAGAACCTTCAGATTTAACTGTTTCAGTTCCAGTAGCCGATCTTTCAATTACTGTTATTTCAGATGTAGAATTAATAGGAAATGTATAAGCAAACTCTGTAGTAGAGCCATTACCCGAATAACTATTTTTAATTGTTGTTGTTGTTACTGTCATAATTTTTATAAGTTGTTGTGAGAAATGTATTTTGTAGGCGTTATAATCCTACTATATGTTTCTCTATATTTAAAAATGTCTATACTGTCTATCCTTTTTTATGGGGTTAAAAAATATTTTGATCCTTGATTTTTATAGGTTTTTCTCCTCATCCGTCTAAAGAAACCAGGATCTAACATTTCCTTGACTTGATACCCAATAAGGTAATCGTAAATAGCTTTTGTATAAAATAAGTTTAAAAATGGTGTATTGCTTTCAAGTATTTCGTAGTTCTTTTTAGCAAACTTTTTAGGATTTCCTCTACCTAAATCTCCTAAAGATCTTAAAAATTTAGAAAAATCTCCTACAGTTGGTCCCATAATAGTTTCTTGTAAAGAACCACCATAACCATTTTTTAATTCTGAATATAAAAAATCTCCATAAATACCTAATCCACCACCTTGAACAAATGCTGCCATCCAATTTTTGCCATCTTTTATATCTCTTGGAGATTTACCTCTTAAAGCATCTTTGGCTGTCATTGCTATATAACCCATCATGGTTCCAAATATAATTGTGCTAGTTACTCCAAATGCTCCAGCTCTTAATTTGTTCTCCCCTGGTCCATAACCCCTTAACTCTCTACCAATTACCTTCATCCAGATTGAAGTAGGAAAACTTTTGAATTGAGTAAATAATCTCATTAACTCCCCTTCCCAAGTTCCTCTTTTCCAACCTCTATTTAATGTAGCTCTAACTGCGGCATCTGGTTCTGGTGTGCCGTGCATAGCTCTATCTATTAAAAGATTACGATAACTTAATTGTAAATCCATTTTAAAATTATCAGCTTCTCTTTTTGAGACTTTTCTACCTAAATATGAACTAATACTTTCGTTAGATATTTCATCTATTTTTTCAGCCGTCATATATGTTTTACCATCTGCTTCTAAAGATGAAACAGATCTTAACATATCCCATTTACCACCATCTATTCTGTATAAAGTTAAAAGGTTTCTTTCTCTGTTAGCAAGTTTATCAAAACTAACGCCTTTTTTCATTCCATACATTCTAGCAACACCAACTGTCATTGCTGATTTTAAATTTGAAACCCAATAGTTCAAAGCATTCATTCTGTAAAATAAAGATGATAAAGATGCAAACTTACCAGTCATATCTCCACGCATTGACATCTTTTGGTTCATAGTACCTATAACAGAATTACTCATCACACCTAAAACGTCTAACGCTTCTTTGTTTCTACTTACTCCAGTAAGTTGACCCAATGCTTCTTTTAAACCAGTAAATAATCCTCTACCTTGGTAATTTGTTTCTGTCATGTATGTTGCAAGATCAGCAACAGATGAAATAGTTGCAAATCCTAATTTACCAGTTCCTTGAAAAAATCTTACCGCCATACCAACTTTTGCACCTATTTCATTTTCTATTGAATAAACAGAGCCATCTATTTCGGCAAATTCTTTATTAAATTTAGAAGCGTTTAAATCTCTAGCAATGTCTGGATTAATTTTAGCATAATGTACTTGTAATATTCTTAATATTCTTTCAAAGTTAGCTTTAGGTTTTGTGCCTAATCTATTCATCATGGCAATATTTCTTGATGCTAATTGAATACCATGCACCATGCTTTCTCTTAACTTACCAGAACCAAATTTTTGATCGTATCTAAATCGTGCATCAGCATCTTTAAAATGTAAAACTCTGTTATGACTTAATTTTTTAGCCAAACTAGAAGAACCATAAATATTATCTAATCCCTCTGATTTAAAAAAAACACCCGATCTTAATTTTGTATAAATTTCGTCTAATATTTCATCTACATTTTTAGCTTCTGGAAAAGTTCTTTCCATATCCAATTCAGTTTTAATATATTCTCTCCAAGCTCTTTGATGTACTCGCCAATCCGTTTCAGTTCGACCAGCAGCACCAATCATTTTATCTGCATCGTGAAACATCCTAATAATCCAATCATCTAATATACCAATGTTAGCACCTAAATTATTTAATTGTGTTCTTAATATTTCATTATGTTTTTTTATAACGTCTGCAAGTGCTTTTGCTTGTTTAACTCCAGTATTAACACCAGATAGTTCTCTATAAACTTCAAGATCCATTTTACCATCTGAAAAAACATCAACAACATCAGCTTTTTCTAAATCAGTAAAAAAGTTTCTCATATAAACTTCTTCTAAAGCTGTTTGCTCATTACCAACCGATCTTCTTGAACCAACTCCAAAATCTTCAATACCAACTAATAAAGCTCTTATTCCTTTAACTGGATTTTTAGCAAAATTTTCAATAATATTATTTGCTTCTTCAATACTCTTAATAGTATCGTTTGCTAAATTTCTTTTATTTTGTGCTTGTTCTAATTCAATTTCATCAATTACTTTTTGTGCAATTTTAGTATCATTTATATCAACTTCTTTAGCAGCTTTAGATATTGCAAGATTTGATTTTACTTTTGTTAAAACTTCATTAATTTCATCATCAGTTAATAAGTCTTTAACTACTCTTTTAACTTCTGTTAAACATTTATCTATTGCCATTATGATCTCCTAAAGACACAGTTTGCACCCGCTTTAATTGCATCTCTAATTTTAGTTTTGTTTTTTATTTTATTATCAATTTCTTCAATAGCTTTATTATTAGCTGCAACATCATCGCTGATTGCTTTATTATCTAATTGTTTTTCCATATCTTTAGCTCTTAAAGATAAGTTTTCAGCTTCAACCTCTTCCATTTGAACAGTTCTATTTTCTTGAACAGGATCTACTCTGTTTGGATTAACATCTAAATTATCATTAGATAATTGAGTATTTTTAATCCTACTAACAACTTTATTTTGATTAACAATCTTTTCAACATTAGCTTTTTCTTTTGCTTCTAAATCTCTTAATTTACTTTTTAAATCTTTAATTTTTTTTAAACTACCAATATATTTTAATTTTCTTTTTGGATCTAATTTTTCTAATACAGCTATTTTAGATTTTAATTCATTTTTATCTTTAAATATTTTTTCATTTTCTGCATTTAATTTTTTTCTTTCTTCAATTAAAGATCTTTTTAAATTAGCTTTTTCTAAATCTATTTGAATTAAAGTATCGTTATTTAATCTACTTGTATTAATAACTTCTCCAGTATTAACTCTTTCGTTGTTTAATACCTTCGTCATTGTATGACGCATTAAATCATCGTGCATTTTAGGATGAGCTTTAGCAAGTCTTTGATATATATTTGCCTTACCCGTTTTAGCAGCAATAACATCTCCAATTTTTCCAATACCAGTATGTAATCCACCACCTAAAATAGAACCAAAACCAATATTTAAAAAAGCATCGTATTGATCGTAGTCTGATTGTTCTTTTTTAGCTTGTGCATATACAATCGGTTCAACCAAAGCATTACCAACTGCACCTTCTATAAAACCTTTAGATAATCTTGCTCTTGTTGCGCCTAGTCTTGCAACTAAACTTGCAAATCTAGCTTCTCTAACTACAGGAATAAATGCAGATGCTATGTTTATTGGATCAGCAAAAGATGTAACTAAACCCGCACCAAGATAAACACTTTTAGCAGCTATACTTTGTGGTCCACGAGATAATATTTGTTGTCTTTTTAATTCAATGTTTTTTCTATCTACAATGTAATCAACAACACCTTCTCTAGTATCTTTATCAAAAAATAAACCAAGGTGTGCATATTTGGCATTTAATTCTGCTTTAGGAATTACTTTATCACTTACACTCATTGCGTCTTGCATTTCAAATGTACGAAATAAAGATGATGATGGGTTAAAATCCCACGCTTGCGCTGATGAAGTTTTAACAGCATCCCATAATCCAACTGTTGCTGTATTAGCGGCAGTTCCGATTTTATAATCGGGAGTAGAAAATGTTTTAAATCCTGTGTTTAGCATTAGTTATTAAATTTTTCTGAACCAGGGTAATTTACTGGATAACCTTTTAATCTATCATCAGTAAAATCAAGATCAGAGTATTCGTATTTATCCCCTGTTATTGGTAATAGAGTTTCATTATTTAAAAATAATAATTCTAATTTATTTCCAGCTTTATCCATAACTGGAATTGGCTCTCCACCATTACGAGTTACATATAATAATAATCCGTCTCCTTTAGGATTAAGATACCAAGCTCCATTATCCTTAATATCATTAACCATAGTTTTTTGGGTATCTTCTGGAGACATATCTTCAACCAACACTCCATAATGAGAAAAATCTATTTTGTTTAAATAATCTGTTTCTTGAATGCTATCGTTAATAAAATCTACTTTAGCTTTTATATCTTGTTGATTAACTGGTGTGCCATTAACATCTTTTGGTATCCAATAAGTATCTTCAAATTGATAATCACTTTCAAATTGTTCAACAATTTCTTGTGCAGCAGTTTCTTTATCTTTATTCTCATCAAACATTTTGTAAAGAACTGCGCTATATAAGCCATCCGTAATAGAATTAATATGCGATGCTTGACTAACTGAACCAATAGGTTGAGCATTAACAACTTCTGAATATGTGCTTTCTAATTCCTGTCTTATTTCAAATTTAATAGTATTAAGATCGGCTTTTTTTAAATCCGTCTTTTGCATAATATTTGTTTCTAAACTTTCAACATCGGTAGATAATGAAATGGATTTTTTTAAATCTTCACTATTAGTTGCCATCATTATCATTGATCCTGGTGGCATTTTTTTATCTACTAAATGGTTAAATACATCTTGCATTTTATTGCCATACAAACCTTTTAAACTTTCTAAATAATTTATTTGTTCGTTAGGATCTTTTAATGCTTTAAAAGTATTAACAATATTATTTGCTTCAACATCAGTTATGTATTTTCTTAAAGCTGGTGGAACACCTTTTTCTTCATAAATTTCATCTAATAAAGCACTTCTCTCTGTAGTTAATTCTACAACTCTATCGGTATTATCAGATGCAAGAGCTGTTTTAATTTCTTTATCTATTATTTGTAAATCTTCATCATATTTAATATAATACCCAGCCGCATCTTTTTGAATTTCATTTCTTTTCTCTGATTTTAAATTTTCTAAAACTTTAACGGCTTTTTCTTTGTATTTAATTGCATCGCCTTTAACTTCAATATTATTAATAATATTATCTTCTTCTCCATAATTGGAATTAGTAATAAGTTGAGAATTTTCTCTTACAATTTCATTAATGCTTAATTGTTCATTAACTAAATCATATTTATCAGTACCAATAAAAGCAGATAATAATTTTTCTTTAGTATATTTTGCTGGTTCTCCCTTTTTAGCGTTTTCGTAATCTTCTACAATATAAGTTCCAGCTTTAGCCATAGCTGCATTTTTAGCTCTATTCTCTAATTGTAATCTTTTTTCTGATGATAAATTTTTATAATGTGAAAAACCATCTTTGCCTTTTGATTTAATTTTATCATAAGTATCTATTGCATCTTTTTCTAAATCTGCACTAAACTCTAATACATCAATATCTTCGTATGTTTGAAATTCAATTAATTTAGCTTTGTCGCCAAACAGATTTTTAAACTCTTTACTTGCAAATTTATTTTTTAAATTTTCTAAAGCTATTGTATGTTGAGGAGAACCTTTAATAGCAGTAGCGGCAGTATATTTATCTGGCTCCATAGATTTTAATTCAATAACTTTAGATTCGTTAAGAAATGCTCTATAAGAATTTATTTTAACTGAATTTTTATCTGAAATACCCAACCTAGTCATTTCATTATTAAATAATTTTTTTGCAAAAATTCCTTTTAAATCTGGTTCAAGTAAAGATTTAACTTTGCTAAATTCATTATCGTAATATATTTGAGCTTCATCTATGTTAGTCATGTTGCCAGCTTTTTCTTTAGCCATACCTAAACCTTCAACAATAACATTTCCATTTTTATCTTTAATTCCATTAATAGCTTTATCTTTTGCTTCTAATGCTGAATTACGAGATTTTCTTTCTTCAAGTTTTACATAAAGTTTTTCGCCAGCAGCCATCATATTACCAAAAGCTCTGCCAGGAGCGGCAGCAGTATCTAATGATATTTTCATACCAGGAGTTGATGCTCTTTCCTTAACTTCAGTTGTTGGTCTAATTTGTGTTTGATATATTTTTATTGCCATGTTTCTCCTATACGAACATTCCAGCAGTTGATAATAAACTTTGTCCAGCTTGGTAGTAAGATACTTTTCTTGCAACAGCACCTCTGTATCTTTCTATATTTGCTTCTGCTCTTTGATTTATTGCTTCGTTGTATTTTTGATCTCTAGCAACTTCAGCATTATATTTCATCATGTCTCTGTCTCTTTCTAAATTTAATTCATTCTCCATTAAAGTTTCTAAAACAGAACCAGAATAAGCAACGCCAGATGTTGCATAATTTGTAACGATTTGACCCCTTAATTTTTCTGCGTTATCGTTAAATCTTGGTAAATCAAATTTGGTATAAACAGCATAACCAGCTTTTGCTTCTTGTTCTTTAATCTGTGCATCTCTTTCCATAAGAGCTGCATTATAATTTGCTGCTGCTTGTGCAGCTTTACCACCAATTAATGCACCAAAAAAACTCATACTATAATCCTCGCAAATCTATAAAAGTCTGATCCGTCTGGACCATAACCTTTCATTAAACCTTCTTCTTTTAAACCTAACCACTTAGCAAAACGAATTGCTATATCGCAATCTGCTTTAACGCTAGTTTGTAATCTTTTAATTAAATTATTTTTTATCATCATGTCAGTTCTTTGCTTCATAACTCTTGCAAACGTTATTGGATAGTTATTTATTTCTTCTGTTGCCAAGACCCACCCTTCGGCAACGCCATCCCAGAGTGGAAACACTCCTCCAGCCGCTATAGGTTTATTGTTGACAATACCCGTGAACGACATCCCAACTTCTTTTAAAAAATAACCATACTTTTTATGTTCTGGTCTTAATTCTAAAAACTTACTATTTAAGGGTTGACTTAAAATGTAATGTGCGTGTTCATTTTCAAAAGGAATTATCTCAACTTTAGACACTTTCTGTCTCCAATCTTGGATATATTCCTAGGATCGTCATAGGTAATGCTTGTGGTTGTTGGATATAAACTAATCCTTCAGTTCCATATCCGGTATCAAATTCAACAGATTTATCTCCAGTAAATAATGGAATGGGTAAATCCATAGGAGATCCACTAGATCTGAAATCTATAGAAGTTAGATTGGCAGCATTGGGTCCAACGCTTGCGCCAACTGTATTTTGAAATCTAACTGATAAGTCGTAAATTCTTTTAGTTTTAGTTTGAGTTGTTTCTGTATAACCTTCATCTAATCTCATAGTTTGTAAATCAGATGAATATAACAATCCAACTTTAGCTTGTTCAGTAGCATTCGTTATTGAAATAACTCCGCTTGAAACTGTTTTTGAGTTTTGTGTTGAACCTTCGCCAATAATATCAACTACTTCTCCTTCTAAATGATCTAAACCAGAAAGACTTGATGTTAAATCTCCCGTATAACTTAAACCACTATCTAAATAATGAAATGCAGTTAAATCTTCATTGAAATCAAATGGTGTAAAATATTCTACATATCTTCTTACAGCACCATTAATCCATCTTTTAACAATAACCCAAACTTGATCTTCATCCGCATCGCCATCAATTACAGCTACACTTTCTACTTTAGCATGAGTTAAAATATTATCTGTTTGCTCTGATGTATGAGCTGAAGTTAAACTAACAACAGTAGATAAAGTTTTATCCGAATAAAGTTTAAATTGATTGTCGTCTATTTTTTCAATGTAGTATTTTGTATTTTCAGACAAACCACCAATAGCAGTTCCCGTGTTATCATAATAAAAAATATCCCCAGTAGTAAAACCATGAGAAGCTGAATAAATAAAATTAGATGAAATATTAACACCTTGATAAATGTATTGAGTTGTGTCTGAACTAGGAGCAGATGTAAAAGATATGGCAGTTCCCGCAGTAGCGTTAGATGCGGTTGTTGCTAATTTGATTGTATTACTATCAGATGCGATAGCAAAATATAATGTTGAATTATTTAAACCACCAATCGCATTACTAGCTGCATAATAATAAACTGGATCACCAGTAGATAATCCGTGTGATGTTAAAGTTATGGTGTTGTTAGTTGTGTTAACTATTGTTGTATTTGATGTAAAAGAAATTTGTTGATGAATAATGTTTTTTGTTGTGTCTGATTTACCACCAATAATATGTCTGTGCCAGGCAACAACATTTTCTAATCTATTATAAGTTAAACCAGATAATACTCCATCTGTTCTAACTCCCCAAACAACAGAATATGGCTCTTGTTGATAATCCATTTGCACAACGCCACTTTCTGTTATATGATCCGCCAAAATTGTTAAGTCTGGTGCAACATAGCCATCAGTATCAAAGTTATAAGCAAGCTCTCTCACTTTCCTTTTAGCACGTTGTAAGAAAATAGTTGCGTTACCAATAGATAAAGCATCCACTCCCGCTGAACCATAGTTTGATTGTTTTCTAATATTTATATTTGTTGGAGTAATAGCATCTTGTGAAGAACCAGAGCTAACTGCATATTCGCCACCGGTTGTCATACAAATTAAAGTTCTTGTTGCTTTTAAAGATTTAATCGCATTAACTTGATTTGATGCAATAGTATAAACCATAGCATCGTCAGCATCTGTACCAGATGTCATATTCTCATAATCTCCAGATTTTGAGAAAAACATAGTTTGTGGTTGATCGGTTGTTGCAGCAAATACTAATCTTTGTTCAAAGAAAGAAACGCAAGAAGGATGACCCGTGGTATCTGAAAAGGAACCAAGTTGAAAAGATGCCGTGGCATCGGTATTGGTAAAAGCATCTGTAATTGTGCAGACTACAACTGTAGTATTTGTTCTAGCTGTAATCTTTGCTTCGCCACCATTAAATTTTATTATTCTTCCAACATCTGTAGTTTGAAATCCTGTACCACCATTAATACCAACTATAGCACTAGCTGTAATATTAACACCCGTTCCCGTACCTGATGATGCTGGAGTTAAAGTAGTTGCCGTAGTATTGGCATCCATATAGGGTCCCTTAGTTCCAAAATCTACTTCTGTTAATGTCCAGGAAGTATGACCGGTTCTTGAAAGTTTCATTACTTCGTGAGAGTTGTGGCAGATATACATAACGTCTGCTGATTGTGCGAATTTTAAATCGAAAAGTTGAGCTGTCGTATATTCAGTTGTTATTTGATAAATTTTATTGGCAATTCCACCAGATGAATAAGATGTGTAGCCAGATGAATTAATGTCATTACCATCAACGTCTTGTAATTCAAAAGTGTTAGTAGTTTTATCTGCAACTTTAAATGTTTTACCATTTACTTCCGTCATACCTACAACACCAGAAATATTTACAAAATCTCCATTAGAATAACCATGTGAACTAGATGTAATTACGGCTGGATTAGCAGAAGTTATTGCAGTAATAGTTTTATTGCCTTCTGTAATTTGTCCGTTGTCTTTAAAGAAACGAATATATTGATTACCAAATTCTAAAACGTAAGTTTGTTCAGTTGAAAATGAAAATGGAATTAATCTTGTTGAATTAGCAGATGTTTTAATTTCAGATACAAAATAAGTACCTGGTCGTCTCGTTACTGGACCATGTGGTAATACAACAAAATTTTCAATGTTGCTTGCGCCATTAAAGTATTTGGCAAAATCTGTTCTACCCTCCATAGAGGATGAAAGCTCCCCAGCCGTAAAGCTCGGTATGCTTAAAAGTTGTTTAGGCATATTTAGTATCTACTTGTTATAAAATCTTCAGTTATTATTTGATCTGTTGGTCCAACACTAGGATCAGTATTGTAACCTTCACTTGCGTCTGTATGTCTTGCTTCAGATAATTTTGCTTGGTATTTTTCTGCCATAAGTTTTGCAACTTGTAAATTAGATGTTATGGCATAAGCTATATCTTGTGCTAAACAAGCTGATATAGTTTCTCTTAACAAAATATCTAATTGGTTGACATCTGATTCCATGGCTAAATAAATTAAATAAACTTCACTTTCGCCTATTAATAATTTTCTACCTTCAATTTTGTAATCTGAATTGTAATCTTTAATTTGTAAAACACGCAAGCAATCCGATGGTAAAGTATATTGATAAGCAAAACCCCAAGCTGGAGTATCGCTGTCTTGCGCTAATTGAACTCTCTTAACTAAACAATTCCAAGGATGAGATCTATAAACCGCATCTCTAACTGTTTCATATCTTTCGTTGCATATTCTTGCATTTTTAGAATTTTCAGTAAGAGCTGTTATTGAACTTGCTCCTAATTGGTTTAACGCACTATTACATATCTGAACCACAGATGCCATCTATTTCCATCCTTTTTTCATAGCAGTATATGCTTTTTTAGAAACTGTTGATTTTGATTTTGGTCTTGAAGTTCCAGCTCTACGTCTTTTGTTAATGTTTGCTACTAATGAGTTTTTTTTGTAAGCCATGTTATTCCTTTTTAATTATATATTTTCTTCTTAACTTTCTTGGTTTAACCAAAGCAAATATTTCTGCTTCTGTTAATTCTTGTTTCGTATCAAAACCATAATGATACTTATTATCGTTTTTAAATCTGTCTACCAAAACATATCTATAAATATAATTTCCACTTTTAAAATGTAAGACAAGTTTTGGTTTATCTAACTTTTTTGTCATTGCATCCTAGGCGGGTTCCACTCTCGCTTTCCCCGCCTAAAATTCTTTTTTTCTAGTTTACAACGTAGTGTATGCAGAACGACATATCGCCTTCAGTTCCACCCGCAGCAGCCATAGTAGCCGCTATGTAGTAGAAACCTCCAGGATCTGAACTTGCTCCAGCCATTTCCCACATTGCTTTACCAGCAGTGTTAATGTCAGCAGCTTCGTGTCTTACATCTGCTATTGCAGCAGCATCAGCTACCGCACTTGCAAAGTAATCTTCGTCTACTACTGTTCCATTGCTTTGATAAATTCCAACATTGAAAGTACATGAACCGCCAAATGTATCTGATCCTACCCATATTTGAGGTACAATCGCATTACTTGGTATCGGTGCAAGCATAACAATATCGTCATCATCACTATCGCCAGCTGCTACAACTATAGTGCCTTGTGCAACACGAAGAACTCCGTGTAAAAGACCACTATCTGTAAGAACTGGTGGCGTAGCTTCAAAATTTGCTACTAAGTCTGAGTTTTTAGTTCCCATTGTGATTTTCTCCTATTCTATTAATTATGCTTCATGACAAGGAATTTGAACAACTTTTTCTTCTTCCATTCTTACTGCACCCAAAGACATACCGTAGTACACTTGAGTTGAATAAGATTTGTCAGCTCTTTCAGAAATTTTTGCAGAAATATCCTTACCAATACCTAATTTAATAGCATCTTCAGTATATGCAAAAACTAATCTGTCAGTAGTGTTAGTTGCATCCTTGTTCAATCTAGTTGACATTATAAACTCAAATCCTAAGTAGGAATTAATAGCTCCAGTTGCTAAAGCACGAACTACGTTGTAATCCGAACTTGTAACTTGAGTTGTTCCTAATAGATCTGATATTTGTTGTGGTCCGCAAACAATGTATCTCTTCAATGAAGGGTCAACATCGTTATCATCTAAGATTTTCTTCGCAGCCAAAAGTTTAGCAATAGTCAAACCATCTGATTGGTCTGAAGTTGCTGTTTTTTGTCCAGAAGGTAAAGCTGTAGATGTACCACCAGCTACACCAGTATTCGCAGAAGCGTTGAATGCTGTAATAATAACATCATCCATTGCTCTGTTCATAGCTGCCGCAGCCGCTCTAGCGTATGAGCTAGTTGGGTCTACAAGCATTCTAACTTTGTCAACATCGTCAACTAAGTCTGCCCACTCGTAGTCAGCCAAGCTCAATCTTCTTCTGCTATGAGGAGTGTCTATCTGAGGTGTATCGCCATGTCTGCTCGTTCTTAATTGAGCAGCTGTAACTCCGACTTGATCGAAGAAAGCGTTTTTCCCAGTAACTTTTTCCACATCAACAGAACCTCTTAATTTACTTCCCATTTGTTGAGAAAGCATAGCAACATTAGAGCTATACTGCTCAACGAAAGAAGTAGTTATTTGTGAACTCATAATAAGTTCCTCCTTGATTGGTTGTGTTTATGTTAAATCGGATGATTATCCTTGCGGGTCGCTCCTCGATTTTAGTTCTCCTGGAACCTATACTTTCATAGTGTCAACTAGGGTCTTTCGATTATCCTAATTATTTTCAGCTATACTTGATTTTTCTTTTCTCGTAAAGCCAAAACTTCTTCAACCGCTGCCTGATGGTTTATATGGTTTTTATCCCAATAAGCTGAACCAACTTGCGTTAGTTCTCCAATTTGCTTTTCGATTTGGTTTGGTGTCAAATAAGCTGGTCCAGATGCTTGTGTTATAGTATCTTCTCCCATCTTATTTGCTAATTCTGCAAATGCTTTAATCATAACCGGATGATCTCCCAGTTTAGTTCCATCTGCTAAATTAGTATCAAAAAGCTCAGTAGCACCAACTGATTTTGCTAAAGTTGCTGCTTGGTTAATTTTTTGATCGAATGCTTGACCCCATTCTTGTTTAAGTTCCTTTGTGCTATTTTCTCTAGCAGCAAGAGCTTTACTGTCAGCATCCTGTATAGACTTAGCTGTCATTTCATTATAAAATTTAACAACACCATTAGCTTGCGTTGGTAATAATCCCAACTTATGCGCTTGGTTTGAAAATTCTTTTAATGATGCCTCATCCACTTGTTTGTCTTGTGGTAAGTCATATTTATATCCATCAGCAGATTTTGGTCTACCTAGTTTTTCATAAACTGCATCCCAATCCTTATCTGTTGCATATTTGTTTGGAACTGGAATTTTATCCGATCCAACCATTTTTTGTGCGTGGACATAAGACTTTGCTAAACCTTCTATATCTTTAATATTTTCTAAAGATTTATCAGATCTTATTTCGTCAGAAAGACTAGCTTTCCAATCTGTCGTTGCTTGTGGAGTTTCTGTTTTAGGGTCTCCAGACAGTACCGATGGTTGTTCAACCGGTGCTGCTACCTCTTGATTTTCGCTTGACATTTTTATTCTCCTTTTTTGTTAAGCATATTTTTAATGAACAAGACTACTGATCTTGTTCCTTCTAAAAATGCGCTTTCATGACTATCTCCTTTAATGTGAGTAGTGCTATGATAGCTGCATCTTTTTTCTAAATCTTCCAATACTTTTTTACCATTGTCAGATTCAAAAACTTGTTTGTAAGCAATAGTTAATTGCTTTAAATCATTATTGTTCATTAGCCACCTTTAGAGCGGGTGCTACTTTACCAGCTGCTTCAGCGACTTGCTGTGCTTGTTGTAATTGCATTTGCTCCATTTCGGCTTGTTGTTTTTGTTGTTGGATTTGTTGTACCTCTGCTTTTGATCTCATAATTTTAGCTGGTAATCCTAAAACATCTTGAACATGATTAACTAAACCATCTATGTCTATGTAATCAAATACTGGTGCAATGTTTTGCATTGAACCAAATATTTCCATTCCTCTCATAATAGATGAAAGCTCTTGTGTCTTTTGAGCTTTGGCTAAAGGAGAGACATATTCTATTTCAACATCTTGTTCTCCTAACATTTCTGGCATTTGAGGTAATTTATTATTTTTAAGTAATAAATTAAAAGCTCTAGTAATTAATGGTTGTAGTAATTCAGATTGTAATCTTCCTAATACTGGACCCAACAATCTCATCTTCTCTTCAGTTCTTTGCATAACTTCAGTTGCCGTCATGTTTTGACCCTGTACTGTCATTAGTTGGTCAACAAAGAAATTTTCTCTAATTGCTTTTCTTCTTTGTTCTTCCATTTGCAAACCTAAAGGTTGGTTGCTACCAATATTTAATGGTTCAATTCTTTCTCTAGTTCCAGATCTATAAAAATTTAATCCACCAGGAACAGTTCTAATTGGTAAAATAAAACCATCATCAGGAACCATTAAAGGTGGGTCAATTTGTTTTTGAGCTGCTTTGATTGAAACTTTAGACATTGTGTTTAACATCTTGGTATCTGGTAAAGCATTCATTGCTGGCGATCTGCCATACACTTCATTTGAAGAAGATTTTAAATATCTTGGAACGACATAAGGAAATTCTTTAAATCCGCTTTCTCTTAACAATGTACTTGTTTTTTCGTGAACATGGCAAGATACCCAATCCATATTTTTACTATTGTCATATCCCATTTTAACTTCATTAGGATAAACTGAATGTAATATAACAGCATCATCATAAGGTGCTTTTTCAATATCTGTTATTATAGATCTTGGTAATTGCGCATCTGGATACATTAATGGAATATTTTTATTTTTAATATGAAATCTTCTAGTTAAGCTATCCACTAATCCTTTTTCATTTTCAGTTATAAATATTTCTGAAATGTGAATTGTTTTAAATCTTAAATCATCTTTAGGATCATCCGTAATAAACATCGCAGAT